CAAGCCTGTTACTGGTACGTTGCCCTTACCACTAACCGTGGCAGTGCCTACTACACCAGTAGCTTCAAGACCTGTTGGGAATACATTGGCTTTTGCAACTATCGTTACGGAACCAACAGACCCCGTGGCCTCTAATCCTGTGACAGGTACAATTGCGCCAGCTTCGACGCTTACAGAGCCTACTGCTCCTGTTCCTGACACACCCGTAACGTTAACGTTTGCATCTGCGGTAACCGTAACGGAGCCTACTGCTCCTGTTCCGGCTAATCCGGTAACTGGGACATTCGCATCGCCAGTGATGGCAACCGAACCGACTTGGCCTGTAGCCGCCACACCTGTGACGTTTACATTGGCGTCTGCCGTTACACTAGCACTGCCGACTTGGCCTGTACCAGCAACTCCCGTGACTACAACATTGGCTTCGGCAACTATCGTTACACTACCGACGTTTCCAGTCGCTTGCAGGCCAGTAACCGGTGCGTTGGCATCAGCCGTGACCGTTACAGAACCTACTGAACCCGCAGCTTGTGGTAAACCACTTTGTGACCACGGGCCCTCGCCCCAACCAGAGCGACCCCAGCCGCCTATTGGGACGATAACATCGGCCATTACGCTATCCGAATAATGGCGTTACTTGCATCGGCAGTTGGAAAAACAATCGTAAAGTCACCTGCGGTGGACGTTTTATCCGAGCCGAAGTCCAACACTACAACTGACGGATTGGTTACCGATATAGAAGTGGTGTTTGGAGTTGTATTATATATGAGCGCCCCACGTGCAGTAATCGTTGCCGTAGAGAAAGTTTCGTCTTGGAAGTCGGTCAAAGCCGTAGTTCCAGATGACGTGGGGTCAACGTTAGTCAACGCCCCTCCGCCCGCACTATACCCTGTGCCGCTTACCTCGTTAGAGGTAGTGTATGCGGTAGTACCCGCATCAAACGACGCATTGTTGTCGTACAGAGCAATTTTAAATGTATCGCCGTTGGCGAGATCAAAGTCGTGGACACCGTACAATAGCTCCTTCTTGAACGATGTACACATGTAGTTTCCGCTGAAAGCCATGTTTACAGTCTCCTAATTAGTTCCGCAATTTCCAGATTCCCAGAATCCTTAATCGCATTGTACACGGTGGTTCTATCACTTTTTATCGCTTCGCGCATATAAAATTCTAAAACTTTAACTATGTGCTTACGAAAGGCATGTGCTTGTGCCTGTATTGCAGGGTTTGCAGAATCACTGATTGATATGATTTTATCAGCACAACGCTCTGCAATTTCCTCTGGTGTAAAACCACGATTTTGAGTGGTGTGTACTTCCACTTTGAAATCAGGGTTTAAATCTAAATCTAGTGCGGGAAAACTCATTGTTTCGGCCTCACTAGCATACCTGTACGATAATCATCGGTGACTTCTTTGTTTTCACCCAGCATCTTCATGCCTGTCATCGCTTCAGCAAATCTTTTTTCATAATGGGCCATAACATCCTGTTCGCCCTTCATATATATGTACGCTTCTACCAAACTGCCGTACAACATCGCCATTTGAGCGTTTTCACTCAGCCATGTAGTGCCGCTTCCAGCACCAGCAGTTAAACTTGCCGGTCTATAAAAATAATGTAGCTCAACTGCTCTTGCAGCGTCGGGAGTAGGACCGACAATAAAATTATCAACGTCAAATACCGCATAATACCGCGGATCGCCGGTTGTCGCCGGGTTTGGGTTGAATGATTGTACAAAATCGGTGTCCTTAAACTCCAAAAATACCTTGTTACTGTTAGCATCCGTAAAAGAAAGCGAAAACGGTGCCAAAAAATCGCTAGGACACGCCAAATATTGGTTTGCCTGCGTCATATTGCCGCTGACGTTCTTCCTGAACAGGCTTAACTGCACATTCTTCAGGATTCTTTCCTCTGCCTGCCTAATAAACACAGGTAGATTGTTTACAAAGGACGTTTCATCGTTCTCTGCATAGTCCTGAATCGCTGTTTTTAGCTCGTCGTAGGTAAAACTCATGGCGTCACCACCGATACTGTACCAACTGCGCCTTGTAAAGCAGTGGTTATTTCTAATTCTGACGGCATTTCTGCCGTTCCGCCGGTACTCCAGTTACCATTGCCTAAGTAAACAATGCCATTTGTCGTAACGACCAAAAACGCGCTTGTAGGGTTATCCGGCTGTGGTCTTGCGTTCTGCAAAGCCTGCGGATCAACCACTTTTCTAAACGGACCAAGCTGTGGATGCTTTGGTTCATACTCATCTGGACCCACAAGCAGTCCATTCCACTCTTTTTTCATCAACTTATATTGATAACGAAAACCAGAGCGGTCCGATATTGCGTAGGAGTTTTTACCAGATGCAAACTTAGCCATCAGCCCGTCCTGTAGTATTCATACTTAGGTACGACGTTGAATGAAGACCTATCGCGATCTTCCGTTGCAGCCCTGTCAAACTCTTCTTCGTATACGCTTTTCAGCATTTGCACCCGGTTAGGCGCTCTCTTTAATGCGATGTAGTAAGCTAATCCTGCGGCTAAACAAGGATAAAACCTAAAAGGCATATCCATTGTATTGGTGTAAATGTCCGCATCGTCCATCCTAGTCAAAGCATCGTAGTAAACCACGTCAGTGCTGTTCTCTGGAACAGGCCATAACTTTAAATTTGGCGTCAATTGACGATCTAAAAAGAATTGATTGGGACGACTTTGTGTCGTTTTTGTCGGAATTGTCAGATATTCATCCCGGCTCAATCGCTCTAGCGAGTAATCTGTGCCGTCTCTACGAATAACTACCGACAAAACATCAATAATGTCTGCATCAAGGGCGTATTCACCCGTGCCTTGCGTCAGAGCTTGCGATCTTTGCTTGATCGTCCACTGATTAAGGCCACGGTTAGCCCAATCCGCCAGCAATAGATTAAGCGAACGTTTAGCCGTCTTGAGGTCGTAACCAGTACGCACCTCAAGACCACATCGCTCGAATGCTTCTTCGACGTAATCCGCTACGTCTAATTCAAAATCTTTGCTGTTAGATACAGTCATTTACTTTTTCTTCTTTTTAACTACGCCACCAGAGCGCATCTTTTTTGCCATGCCACCATTGCGCATTTTCTTTACGGGCGCTTTAGCCATGCCGCCGCTGCGCATTTTCTTAACAGGCTTTTTACGAGGTCTCATTGCCATTTTTTAATCTCCTATAAAGTTCAACACGTCTGCTATAGATGTCTGAAGCTATACATTCGCTATCATAACTATCATAATATCCTTTTTTGTCCAACTTGTCTGCTGCTTCTTGCAGAACGGTCAAACGCTGTACGAATATCATGCTGTATTCAGTATCAGTAATGGCTTCAATTGCAGTTTCTTGCGCCGTCTCCGACACATCGTCATCCGGATGAAAACCCATTACCCAGATGTCTTTATCAATAAACATGCCATTTGATATAGCTTCGTTTAAAGACTCTAAGTATTCATGAAAATCATAAGCGGACTTATCATTATGCACATCGACAATAATGGCTAAGTCAAAGTTATCGTCAAACTGTGATACGCACGAATATAAGACTTGATAAGAGTCATCGTACTTAAATAGGATGGCAACCTTCTCGTCCATAAGTGCTTTTTTGGCGTAGGGACATGGCGGTAGGTTGTTAAATTGGGGGCTAGGCTTTTCTAACGCAGTCTCAGACCATTGCAGTATTTCTTCTACAATAGCTTTTTCTGTGGACTGATCGTAAAAAGCTAAGTTCATGATTGTGTCACCGAGCCTTTTGTACGCTTGCGTCGGTTATTCATGACCTTGCCGCAGCCTCTGGCTATAGCTGTTCCGGGTTGTGATTTACCACGAAACGGTCTTTTGGGCTTGGTCTCTACAACGCCGCCCGCAGCCATCTTTTTTACTTTGGCCGCTTTAGTGTTCGAAACAACTTGCTTTCCTTTAGAGCCTTCACGCTTCTTTTTACGAGCAGTCGAAGCTCTTTCAGACTTACTGAGACTCTGTGCTTTAGATCGTGGAAGGCATCGGTCAGGGTTCTTTTTATTTTTCGAAGTGCCGCATTTGCCTGCGATGTTACCTTGGCTATCA